ACCATTGTGTCCACTTATATGTTTCGTATTGTCTTTTTTCATGCTACCACCATTGTGTCCACTTATATGTTTCGTATTGTCTTTTTTACCTTTATTATTTATTACTTTTTTATTAACTTTTATTACATTTTGAGGATTATATGTTGGTAGCTTTTTATAAAATACACAAATGTCTTCTAAGTCCTTTAGTGGCATCTTTTTAACATTTAAGAATCCATTTGCCTTAGATTTTCTCCACTTCCAGTCATATTTATAATTTTTAATGTTACTCATTCGTAATGCACTACTAAAAGGCTCACTACCAAACAATGCAATAGCACCATTCGGCTTAATAACCCGCTTCAACTGCTCCCACATCGGCTCAAACGGGATAACACTATCCCACTCACAAGCAGTCGTGCCATACGGTGGATCAGTCAAAACCATATCTACCGATCCATCGGGTATTTCTTTCATACGCTCTAGGCAGTCGCCTTGCATGAGCCATACATTTTCACTTTTATAATCCATTACTATTCCTTTCTATAACTGCCTGCACGTACTTGGCGTTGTGCTTCTTCGATTCTCTTGTAAGCAATATCGAAATATGTTGGATCGAGTTCTATTCCGATAAATTTGCGATTGGTGTTTATACAGGCTACGCCTGTAGTGCCGCTGCCCATGAACGGGTCGAGCACGGTGTCTCCTGGATTCGACCAAGAGATGATGTGGTCGTGGGCGAGCTTTTCGGGGAAGACTGCAGGGTGAAGAGTCCTTACTGCGTTTGACATCTCAGTGTTGCATTTCCAAACGTTGAACCTCTGTGCAGGTGCGCCTCCACCATAAGTCGCACCCTGCCTCGACATCGGCTTCATCGTTCCGTCAGCTTGCCTGATGTTGCCTTTTTTAACTCTGTGCTTCCCGGTTATCCGGTCAATGATAGGGTTGAATGTCTTGGGTGCACCCTTAGAAAGAATGAACATGTAGTCAAACACAGGAGCGTATCTGCTACGCAACGCACCCACAGCGGAAAACGTCTGCTTTTCCCAAATCATCGTGTCATGCAGATTAAATCCACACTCCATAGCCCACAACGCTTGCTTAAACGATGTGCCTGTCTCGCTGCCCTTTATCGTAGCGTCTCCAACAATCCAAACGACCACGCCGCCATCTGCCGTCACGCGGTAGAGTTCGGCAATCACGTCACGCCAGACATGTTCACCCCACAGCTCGTTGTTGCCGTTATAGGTGCGTAGATTGTCATATGGTGGACTGGTTACGGTTAAATCAATACTTCCATCTGGAATCTCTTTCATACGCTCAAGACAATCACCTTGTATCAATCTAATCTCAGACATTACTTACCTCACTTAAATTTAATATTGGAGCACCTTCCCCGAATTGCGTTTTGTCTTGCTTTTAAATACTCAAATGAGTAATAATTAATTCTCATTAAAGTTCTATAACATGTTATAGAACTTTAAGAAATCATCTATTTTTTGTTTCATTAATTCTTTACCTTTATTTGTATTAATCTCATTCCATTCAACTCTATAAACTATCCAATTTTTTGATGTTAAAAATATATCTCTCTTTTTATCAGATTCTTTTCTTTCTTTATATTTATGTTGTCTACCATCAATTTCTAAATCTATTTTTTTACCATTTTTAACTAAAGCAAAATCAATATAATAAAATTTAGATTTATTATTTGTTTTAACTATAAACTCTCTGTAATAAAATATATTATTATTAGCTAATTTTTTCATGAAAAATTGCTCAGGAAATGAAATAGAATGTGCATATCTTATTTTCCACGGGTCAACTTTAATTTTACCAGTAGCATATAATTGTTTAAATATTTTAGATAGTTTATTTTTATTGTACTCCCCTGTAATGTCATTATTAAAAAAATATACACCACTACATTTATGACAACAAAATTTTTGATTTTTCTTTCTGGGTTTAAATTCTTTCTCACAATTTAAACACTTATACACAGAACTCTTACGCATGAATTTATTATTTTTTTTATTGTTAGTGTTAACACTATTGGATATTTTCTGTTTTGTTTCTTCAGAATGTTCTCTAACATTAGCACACTCTCTAGAACAATAGATACCTTTTTTAGTATGTTCTTTATTACATCTAGGACAAATTTTAACATTATCAGGATTTAAATTACATCTATCAATATGTTTAATTGAATTATAATGTTCTTTACAATAAGGACAAATTTTATTCTTTTTATGTTCATTTTTATATTTTTCTTTACATTCACATGAACAAAATTTAAGACGTTTTTGATAATGGGCAACTGTTTTATTATTTATTTTTTCTTTTGTTTTATATCTTATATTATATTTATTAGTATCACTTAGTATTTCCTTATTACAATAATCACATTTTATCATAGACAAAAAC